CTAAACATCGATTGGTACCATGTCGACTGTTTGCCCAGCCAATTCATGATGACAGTCGGATAAAAATTGAATCTTTCCATCAGTCAAAAATAAATGACATCGGCTCGCCGGGTAATGATCATTAACAAGTAAAGAAGGTGTAAACGTTGGCTTATCTATATCGCTGTTAAAATCCCAAGTACTTCCATTGTGGTGTGCACCTGCTTTTACATGGAAGGGATGTAAATACTTACACCCTGGGCACTTAAACATATAAATGCCGCTGCTCCAGTATTCTAAAAATGGCGTGAGCTCAGTGACTGTTTCTGATTGAGTCATTTAAATCACCACTCGATTGGCGATCCAGCCATAAAAGAATTGTTCTTGCGTGGGATTTCGCTCACAGATTTCGATGTAACGTTGGCCTTGCATGATATTCAGCACACGTAATAGAACTTTCTCGCCTTCTTTCCCGCGCTTGGCCAAATAGGTTTTTAGAGCATTTAGGGTGGCTGGGCCATAAATTCCATCTACCGCAAGATCTGACCAACCGCCCTTACCTTGATTATTCAGCAAATTCAAAGCGCGTTGTAATAATGGTTTTGCGAAGCCGGTACCGCAATTCACACCAGTATCTAAAAGTTCTTCAGCGATCAAAGACGATAAGGTATTAACCTGGTCAAAACGAGGATTAATCCAATATTGTTGTTTATAAATCTGCTTTGCTAAATCTAAAGGCAGATCACGCATTGGGCCTTTCCAACCGTTTACCCGTGCAACTGCTTCAGTTATCCCATAATTAGTTGCGCCGCCACGGTCGTTAGGGTTGTTAACATATCCACCTTCGCGCTTGATAAGGTCATCAATATAATTATCTACTGACATTTGCCCTCTCCTACTTGAATATAGCCTTGAATGCTTCTTTAACTTCAAAAATTAATTCACCCATGGTTTTACCCTTCCACAGTTGAATTGCTTGGTACCATATCCCTATGAGCAACATCCCAAAGACGGCAAAAATTAACATCACAAAACCCTGTGCCATATGTGAGTAACGACTTAATTCAAAGTATTCAATAAAGGCTGAACCGCCATACAGACTTATAGTGATGCTTATAAATAGTTTTAAAATGACACTACGGTTGATTTTAATCATTCCATCGGTATTGATATCACCACTTAACATGAGAGCAAGAATCCCGCCCATCACTGCTGCCCAAATTTTTAATATCCAAGGAATGGATTTAGCTGATAAAGGGTCGTTCATTTTTGCCACCAATCTAATGTTTTCATCATTTTATTGATTGGTTTGGTTTATGTATCGAAATCTGTTGACAGTAAAAAGCCCTGAATTGATCAGGGCTTTTTAAACATTAATCAGTTTCCCAAAAATACGTTACACCTGATTTGTTTGCATTACCTGTTGCTGTGAAATCCTGTGCTGTACCAATCGCTAATCCGTTGGCAAGAGCATTTGTGCCATATGGCAGAATACAAATAGTACCATCCGAACCAGTTACTCGAATATTGCGAGGCTCATAGCCAACTATTACAGTTTGAGTAAGTGTATTGCCTGTTCCATTGTAAATACCTTGTTTTTTAGTACTTCCCAACGAATTAACACGCGAAAAGTTGTGCACATAAGAAGAGCCGTCTGCAGAAACATCAATTGTATGATTAACAACATTGATCCCACTCGTACGTCTAACAGGTATCCAATTCGAAGAAGGGGCAACTACCTCCTTTTCTTTGACAGTAAGATTGCGCATAGAACCTGAAGTAATATTAAAAATAGCAGCCCCAGAGCTAAAGCAAGCAACATAGGTGTTGTTTTCAATATCGACATTTGAACTTTCTTCACCTGAATGCGCTAGACGAACTATCTCCTGCGAAACACCATGGAAAGTATTACCTGTGATAGTTAAGCCCTTGATAGCTTTTGCAGAAGTTAGAAATGCATTGCTTTCGGTAGTTCCTGTTCTCATTTTTGCAAACGTATTACCCGAAATTGTTACGTTCTCACCGCCCGTAAGCTCAAAGTACTTCCAACTAGCATTACGATGATATCCACATGTACCTGATATAATTGCATCACGTAAATACCCAAGAACAAAACGTCCCCCACCCTCTAACCAGGTATCTGTAATTTGGATGCCTTGGATGTTTGCAGCGTTATAACCTAGATTTTCTAAGAAATAAGCAGGCGCATAATGTCGGCGACAGTTATTGAAAACAAATCCTCTAAATGCTGTTTCCAGAGTATTGTTATCGACTCCATTAGATATAAAATTAGGCGGAAAATCTGCTTTTAACCAAGCATATCTAATATTGTAATCTTGACAGTTATCAAACTTAAACCCCCTGCCAAACCCGTCTGATATGTACTCAGACTCACTAAAGTAGCAATTTTTCCAAAATATATCGCAATCTGCTTTAGTATCTTTATCTGGTCGAGTATCACGAAACAGATAAGTTCCAGCCTCAAAAACACCCTTTCCAGACGCACGAAAATTTTCAAAAAAATTGTAGTCTTTCCATCCTATATAATCAGTTGCATCAATCAGTTTAATAGTTGAATGGGTTAAGTCAGCCCCAACAATCCTGCAACCAAAATAAGGCAGTTCAAAGAAATGAGTTTTTGAAGTTCCATGCGATAATTTGATCGCTGACTCAACTGATAACATTGAACAAATCCGACGATAGGCATCAGTATTGTCAGTCACTCCGTCAAACAATACTCCTCCATCAACAGCATATATTTCTTTTTGATCTTTCTGCTGTCTTCGCCAGATACCACCATATGATGATGTAAAAGTAGTGACATTATTGGCAACTTCAGCAGAAGTCTGATCATATTCAAGGTAACCCCAACCAGTCGCCTTGCCTAGATGATAAGACTTTAGATAGATAATTTGACCATTTTTTCTTGGCTTAAAATTTGAAATATCTGCAACACAATTAATTGATTGAATAGTCTTATCATTAATTTGCTTTTGATTCTCACTACCATCTTGGACAAACTGTGCAGGCAAACCAACTACAGGCTGTCCAATGATGGCACTGGCAATCCCATCAATATAAGCTTTTAATTCAGCTTCTCTTTGTTGAGCAAGTTGATCATAATTTAGGTCAGCAAGAATGCGCGCTTGAGTCTCAAAATCAACTAAGTGTTTCCACTCTTGCAGAATGGCTGTAAGTTTATCTAATGCTCGTTCAATTGCATCGGGATAAAAATTATCATAGTTAGTTATATCTAATAACTGATCTACGGGTGTTTTACCTGCAATATAGAAGTATGTTTGTGCATCAGGCGCATCAAGAAAATTTACATAACCGCCTAAATTATCAGGGTTAATAGTGACGGTGTATTTAGTCTCATCAAGAAATTCAAACTCATTTCCAACTTTAATACGTACAGCTACACCTGTCTCGTCTTCTTGATCAAAAATCCTAAAAGTAAAATCAAACCGTGTATTAACCCCATTACCAACATAAAGTTGACTGAGCCGGTCGGTAACTTGAACTGTCATTTTCTGCCCACCAATAAAAAGGCTATAATCTCTACAGCCAATTTTAGGTAAGCTTACAAATAATAGGATGGTTACAGGTCGCGCCGTGTCAACAGGTGATTATGTAAAATAGTTAGAAAGCTAAATCTAATGCTTCTTCTTCAGTATCAGCAAAACCAACAACAACTTGTCCTAGATTTTCAATACCTTCCCACAATAATTGATTGCTTTCGGCATCGTATTTATAACTTTCAGCACCCACAAGTAATTCTTTATCGCTTTTTATAACGATAAATTCTTTACCTCCTTGACGAACGTTGCCTTTACCTAAATAGAAACCGTGACCTAACTTTTTAATGACTAAATATCTCATGCGAAAAACTCCGTAATTTGGTTAGATATTGAACTAACAAAATTACGAAGTCAACTATAATTTTTAGGCAAACTGTTGTTATTTAATGGAAAATAACACTTGATAATTTCTTATCATTCCGGTGCATGTTTCCCTGTTATCGTACCGCGTGTTGCATCGTAAATACTGTCTGGTGCATCTTTCTTGCCTTGAGCTACATCAAGCCAATAACCAGAAGGTTTACCAAGTACAGCAAAAGGAATGCCCGTAACGAGGGTCGCTGTATTCATTAAATCTTTTGAAGCTTTACCTTGATTTACCTCTTTGTCTTCATCCAATGCGCGTTTTGCATGTTGGTATAATGAAAGCCCCCCATCGAGCATACTAAATGCAGGGGATGCGGTATAACGGTCGTTCATCACATTCTTATCTGTATTGTTAATTGCAGCGTTCGCGAAATTACCTGCATACGGCACAAAAGCCGCGAGCATTTTCACTTGAGAAAGTGCAAGTTTTGCGGATAAATCATCCCACTTGTTATCGTCATCATCTTCATCTTTTAAACCGCCCGCAAAAATAATGCTGAGCAGTTCAGATAGCATCGAAGGAATAGAGATCATCATCAAAGCGATATATGCCAAACGTGGCGAAGCCTGTAACCATGAACCGTTGCTTGCTTCAAGCGCTAACTTAGCTTCTGAACTCGTCGTGTTCCAAATCATATTGAACCAGTTGTAAAACATCAAAAACATACGTTTAGCAGGCGTACCGCGTTCAAGATTTGAAATACCTTCAGGTGACATATCTGTCATGTATTGGCGAATGACTGCATCAGCTGCATGCACTGCTTCGTATTGAGTCATGCCTTTTTTTGTGTAATGGTTGAATGCTGCTTGCCATGAAATCATTTCCATTGGTCTTTGTATCGTTGTTTGCAATACATACGCGTGTTTCATTGTGAAATTTTTCACTGTTTGAATTGCGCCCTTTTGAAAAACAATCTCATCCACCGCATAACGGTATTCATCCGCTGCACGGTCGAAACGAGTTTTCATGAAGTCAGACATTTCCATGATGTTATTTGCCATGTCTTCACGGGTAGCAACTGAAGCAAAATAATGGGCCTGAGCTTTAAGCAATTGTTTAGGCGGTACAGCAACAGCAACTTGTGTAAAGCCTGTGAACTGCTCAACAGCATTTTTTAAGTTACCCGCCATAATCGCGATACCCGTATTGCGGCGAAGTGTGCGGAAAATATTATCTAGTAAACTAACCCCTGAGCTTTCATCAACGGTCTGATTTGCGATTGCTTTCAACCATGGGTTAAAGACTTGTTTAACCCCGAATGGCAATACGCGCTCAATCTCATTTCTAAAATCTTTGTTCAGCAATAAACGTCCGATTTGTCGAATCTGTAATTCAAGATGGATATAGCGCAATTCTTTATCAAGATGACTTGGTAAACGCGACATATCAAGTTCAAGCTGATCGTGGTAACGATCAGCACGTGACTTGGTAAAGTTCGCACCAGTCGTTGCGATATCTAATGCAGCTAAGTTATTTTCAGCTAAGTTTTTATCTTGAATGCGGTCTTGCTCGTTTGAGCGAATACGGTCATAAGCGGCAGGAACATAACCGCCTTCATACTCACCAAATGGCGTACTAATAGGTGAACGTGGTAATTCGTCAAAATAGCGACCGTTAATTTTTTTATGTGTGATTTGTGCTTGCTCTTTGTATTTATCAAAAAGATTCCAGAGCTTTTGGATGTTATCCATATCTTTTTTGGTAATCACACCCTCTTTAACCATCCGGTTAAAGAATTGATCCCATGCGCTGAAATCGACCGAACCATCTTCTAAACGCGCACCCCATCCATAACCTAAAACAAGACGCTCTTTGTTGCTCATATTGCCTGTATGCAGAATCGCATGTAGTAGGGCTTGTTTACCCTTAAAAGTAAAATTATTTAATTCGGGTGCAGCGATTTTTGAATTATCCAGTTTGCCAAATCCTTCAAAAATATCGACCACGTCTTTAAGCATCTTGGCTTTTTCAATACGATATTTAGCCAAGGCATCTTGCATAGGGTTGATTAAATACTTACGGAATTTACCAGTTGGGCCGCCATCGAGCCATGTAACAACCTGGTCGACACGTTTTGCCGAAGCGCCTAATTCCAGAAATTGGACCTTTAATTCTGCGGTCTTGTCTCTACCCAGCAAAGTTTGCTGAATTTTCTCAACGCTTTTTTTACCGCCCGATTGCTGTATTAGTTCTTCACGGACTTGTTCGCGCTCAAATGCTTCATCGGTTGTGTGCCAAATCTTATTTTCTTTAGATCGATGCCAAAGTGTTTCGACCGCAGCCATAACTGCATTGAACTGTTCAAGCGTTAATTCGCGATAGTTTTGGTTTTCAGGCAATGCGCCTATGTTCTGTATTTCGGCATATGTGGTCGGGTCATATTTACGAATCAATTCTAGTTGATGCTCATAATTTGTTGATTCGCGGCCAAGATCATATTTGCCCAAAATGCCGCGGGCAGCGGTCACAAAATCAAAGTCACGGTTTTTAGATAACTTCTCGTTATTTCCAAAAACCTTTTTGACTAAATCAAGGTGTCTTTGAATCTGGTCTTTTGCATCGTAACTGTATTTGGTTGCATAGAACTGAACCAACTGATTGCGCTTATGGCGTGCAGCTTCTACCGTCTCCCCCTTTCTAAATGCTTCATTTGCCATGCGCCCTAAACGAGCATCATCTTGTGCACGTACATGCGGTCGAATATCTTTAATTTTTTGGCGTTGAACAATATCTTGAGCAACTGTCTTTGCTGCTTCATTCAAAGCAGACTTGCGGCCAAGCAAACCGTTTAGTGCAGCCATTTCAGCTGAAAGCATACGCGCACGAACATCATTGTGTAATGCGGCTTCGACTGCTTCTATAATGCTTTGCTGATCAAAAAATTCAGAATATTGTACGGCCATACGCGCATCGGTGAGTTCATCAATTTTTTGCTTAGGACTCGGTGAATTAAGCAGGTCGCGAATCAATGCATCGCCGCTTTCATAGCCAAACATTTCAGCAACTACATCAGGGTTTTCACCACCGCGCTGTGCAAAACCATAAGCGCCTTTAGAAATGCTTTGGTAAATATCGCTGTCTCGTCCGTACTTGGCTTCAATCCAATCTAGTGATAACTTGCCTTTTGTTGTGCGACCCTCTGCATAGCGTTGCAGCAAATCCATGTCCTGTGAATAATCCAACAATTCAGGGTCAACTTGATTTGAATATTGATTAACGCCGCGCAACTGTTCCGCAAATTTATCTTCAAGTTCACGGGTATCAAATTTGCCGTGTTCATCTAAAGTTAAATACCCTTCTTCACTAAGCTTCTCAGCCATCGATTCAATTGACAGGCCTTTTACTTTTGACTTTGAAGAACGTACAACAGGCTTATTGCCTACGCCAGATTTGGTTTTAGCAGCTTCATCAATGCCCCAAGTGCTTTCTACTTCATTGGCATCAAGCCCGCCGAATTTGGCAATCGCTTCAAATAGATTATCGCGTTCAGGTTCAACCTTTGTTGAATCACGCTTAGCAACTTGGTCAAGCGGTTGACGTAGAAATGCCATAGCCTGATATACAGGTTCTTGTGCAATTTCTTTTGCCATATCTTCGCGAACGGTAGCACGTTTTTTATCTGCTTCTTTTTGCAATGTTTTCAGATACTTAGACTTCTGCTTTTGGTACCAAATCATATTGCGCAGGGATTTTTGCTCTAAGGTATTTATAGATAATTCTGTTGCAATTTCATGATCTTGGCGCATTTCGTCATAATCTTTTGGCGAAATACCAAGGCGCATTGCATCATCTTGATGAATTAGCATTTCAAGATTTGATGCAGCTTGTGCTTCAGCAATTGCACTTGATGATGCAAGCATACGGTCCATTACGCCTGTGATGTCTGCGTTCAATTCTGCACGGTCATTGATGCCCATAAACTTTTCAATGTTCCGGTATACGGCAATCATGAATTGTCTGAATCGGTTGAAAACTTGCTTTAACGCCGCGCTTGGTGCTTTACCCGTAAAAACATACTGTTCAAAAGTTTCTGCAAATTTTTCGTGTACTTCTGTTTTTTTTGCATCGGTGAAAAAGTCCCATTCACCCAGATCAGTTGTTTCTGGTGAAGCCCACTTCATTACCGTTTCCATGTCCGCACGGACTTGTGCGGGCGCATCAGGACTTAGGGCAAGTTGCATATTCATTTCTAAGAAATGATGCCCAAGCTCATGCACGAAAGTAGAGAAGTCAGCATTTTTGCTTAAAACAATTGTTGAACCGTCTTGACCAATGCTGAAAGTAATTGAGCCGCGTGTACCGCCATTCGCTTGATTATATTTACGACCATTTGGTGAACGATACATACTTTCCGAAATTTCATAATCTTTATTTCGCCCCTTGTTTTCAACAAAGCCAAGTTTTTTATAAAAGCTTGTAAGTCTGCTTTTGTTGCCGCCGAAATCAGAGCTTGGAGTAAGTGCGATTGTTTTATTTTGCGAGTCAGCATATCTAATAATATCCTGCATTGCTTTAGTGCCATTGCCTTGATTGCGCATAGCTTCAGGCACAACAATTTTATGCAATGAAAGAACATTACTTGATGGGCTACCTTTTAGACCTAATTCAATTCCATATTGTTTTTTAATACTCTTAGCAAACTCATCTACTGAGATTGTTTGTTCAGGGGTAGCACTTTGATTAAATGAAATTCCTTTATCCGTGGTCGACTCATCAGCAATACGAATTGGGTAACGGTCAAAAGCTTCTTTTGCTGAAATCCCAATTTTATCGCCTAACGTTGAGTAGAAAGCCGAAGTTAATTCACCCGCTGCACGATTGTATTTAGCCGTAAATGTTCCGACTTTAGCCAATTGGTTTTGTACTTCAGTTGCAACCAACTCTTTTGCATCTTCAGCACTTTCAAAACGGGCTTGCTCAGCCATATATGTATCGGCTTCTTGCTGCATTTGTTCCGTTGTTTTTGCAAGGTTCTCTTGAGCTTCGCGATAAGTTGGCATGTCCGGGCTTGAACGAACGTTCTCGACAAAATCTGTTGGACGCTCAACAACCGACATTGCAGAAACAAATTCATTTACTGGTATCTGTACAGTGCCGTTAAATGTTTCCGCGGTACCCAACTGATCTTGAAGACTTGGAGCACGTTCAAATAAATCGGTTGGCTCAATATTACGGTCACGTAATAACTGGTTGAAGGTCTGTCCATCTATATAAACTTCTTCAACTGCGCCGTGTTCTTCAACTGCCTGTTTGATAAATGCTTGGCTTGCAGAGTCATCACGTTGTGCCGTCTTACTCTCTTTGTTACGGTCAATAAGATTATTTAGCACAGATGCAAAGGTACTTGAACGCACTGCATCTTCTTGCTGATCTTGGCGTAATTGGTCTAATGCAAATTGTGCTGTACGTTGGTTTTTAACTTTTGATGCAGATGTAATTGCTACTTCAGGCGCTGCTGTTGCAACTTCTAACAAGCCTTCTAATGCCATTTCTACGGGGTCGGCTTTTTCACCAACCGCATCGGCCGCACCTTGCACAGAGTACATGCCTGCCGCTGATTGAATGACAGCCTGCCCTCCGACTGTACGCAAAGGACCGCCAAAAGTTACAGGCATTAATGCACCGCCTAAGGCTGAATATTTTGCTGAGCCCCAAGTTTTTGCAGCTGCATAATCGATCTGTTCTTGTTTGGTTAAAAACTTCTCACGGGCTTCTGCCATGTTCTGCCCATATGACACCAGAGCATCGGCCGTGCCTGCACCTAATGCGCCTTGTGCCGCATTACCTGCGGTTGTTACACCACGTACTAACTTAGCTGCCTTTTCTAGGTTCATCACCATAGGGGCATATTTAGCTATATTTCGGATAAGTGAATTTGTTAAAACACCGCCTGCCCCCGCGCCTGCATAATACCCAACTAATGCGGGGGGCGCTTGTTCAATTAAAAACTCACCCACTAAACCTGCATCAGCATTGCTAACCAGTTCTTGTGCCGCGCCCAATACACCTGCATCATTTGTCTGTGCTGCAAGTTGTGCTTGGTAAAGCGCTTGCGTCATTTCTTGTGATGGGGCAGCTTTATTTTTAACATGTGTTGCCAATTTAAGAAGGCTATCGTTTCCTGTTGCCGCGCTAATTATTGCGCCTTCTGTCTGTCCAATAGCCGCAACAGCACGAATAGCCGCATTTACATATCGATTGCCTTGTTCTTGAGGGTTAGATGGTTCGGCGCTTGCTGTATGCTCCATCCAATAGACTTGGTTTTCATAGTATTTTTTAAACCGTTCGGCAGACATTACGCCTGCTGTTTTCTTGATGCGGTCGTAATTTTCTTTGAAAACTTGGTCAGATGTTTGGGGCACTAATGATGTACTTAACGTATCAAGTAAATTAGGGTTTACATTCGGCTTGACCTGCTTTTGAGGGTCTTCGTAAATGCCTAGTTCTTTCAGTCTCTTTTTTTGTTCTGGTGATGTTCCTTTAGACAAAACATTTTGTATGTCTTGGTATGAAACAGGTTCATACGGTTTATTCAAACTCGAGCCCAATAAGGATACTTTATCGCTAATGTCTTTTAGGTTTTCAAAGTCATCAAGTGAAACAGCGGCTTGATTTGGGTTAAGTGCGTATTTACCCAATACAGGGTCACTTGCAACCACTTCATTGACGCGCTTTTGAGTGTTTACCTCATCAGCAACAGAAACGATCTGTTCAGGCGTTTCTGTCATCTTGTTATAGTCTAAGCCCAACGAACGTGCAGCCTTACGCGCACGGGCTTCTGTATCCGCAATTTGGGTTGGGTTCTTACCTTGGTTTAAATTAAATAATTCACCAATTGTAATATTTGCATTTTGATCAGACATAATAAAAGCACTTAAGACTACGGTTATATGTAATCTTAAATGCTGTTATTGATTAGACTGCCGTTTGCTGTTGACAGCTTATGAACCTGCCAACATTGTCGCTTGCTGATACAGCTTACTCAAAATACGTTTTGCCGTATCTCGATGGATGCCGAACTCTTTACACATACGATTGATATCATCAGGATGATAAGTTGTTTTGAGCATAGAGATAGCGATTGCAACCTTATCCCTCATCATGTTTTTGTTCTGAGACGGGGTCATGTTTGCAATTTCATCATCTGAAACTGTGCGTTCAAATTGTTGACCGTTTTCGCTCAATTCACAAATTAAAGGTAATGCCAAATCATTAGCGCTCAGCTCACCATCCACAATTTTTGTTCGATAGCGCAACTCTTCTAATGCACGAATTACCGTGCCTAGATCACGACGTAAATCGGAAACATGTGCAGCATTTACAAAAGATACATCCTTCGCATCTCGTAAAGTGGTAACGCCGTCTCTTTTAACTACGGTATAACGATTTGTATCAGGTGAAATAGGTTCAGGAATATGGAGCATACCCATAGAATTATTACGGGCCTTCTCCAATTGCTTAACGATCATTTCGTCGTATGCACGAATAACTTGAAGATGGAATGAAGGGCTAATCCACATTGCGTATGCATAGACCAGTTCTTTTACTGCATAGGTGCCGTTGCGGATACCGTCATTGATTACTTTTAGGGGGATGCTCAAAATTGAGCACCCCCTCTGCAAATTTGCAGAGGCCTTAATTTCTTCAATTAAATCCTTTGTTTGTTGATTACGAAGAAAGAAAGCTGGCTGGTGTTTGTTGGTTTTTCCACTTGCTTTATGTAAATCATTAAGGCAAAAACGCCCTTCGTTGTCTTGGCGAATTACAATTGCACCTAAAGTGATTGGGTTTTCATATTTTAAAATGGCTGACCGCATTTTATTTACTCCTGTTGATAAGAAATACACCCACTTTTGAGATGGGCGGTCAGGAGCTCAAAACCGTCAACAGTCGGCGGACTTATTTCCCTTACGGGTGTTTTATTCGTCGCACTCCCGACCATAGAGTAAACATGCACGTGTCAAACACGTACAGGAGTATACATGATCGGAGTTGTCTTTTTAAGGACAAAACAAAAGCCACGATGACGCTGTGACAATGACGCTGTTGAAAAAGGTGTTTTGAGCACCTCACAAAAATGTAGCGTATTTTTCATGAACATGCAAATTTTTACGTATTCGCAAAATATTGCATGTTAATATCCAGTTTTTTAGGTTATATTTTAATCTTTAATAGCCAGAACATAGGTAACAATGTATGAAAAAATTCCTGTTAATTCTAACTTTATCTATTCCTTTTTCTGCAACATTTGCAGGAAGTTGTGATCATAGCTGGCAAAATGCTAAAGACGGTTCTTCTTGTGGGGATCGAGCAGCGGACCAACGTAGAGGTGGTCGCTAAAACATAAAGGCGCTTTAAGCGCCTTTATTTTAATCTTGCTTCGAAGGTAAAACTAAAAATACCACTGTAGCCGTTATAAGTATTCCCATTAAAAACAAAGCAACATATCCATAGAAAGCATAAATATATCCTTTATTTGCGCCGTACCAGATAGCAACTAAAAAAGGAAAACCCAACAATCCCGATAGAAATAACTTCTCTAATTTTTTCATTTTATTGATCGTCTATGCCAAGACATAACAATTACAGGAGCAACCACAATGTAAAAAATAGCGGGCCAACTTTGATAGGCTACCAGAAAAATAATGCCGCCTGTTAATAAATCCATAAGAGTAGTAATAAGTTTTTTATCTGAATCAACATTTTCATAAACTAAAACGGTCAATACATACGCTAAAACAGTATAAAAGGCCACAATTAGTATGGAAATTGTAGGCTTATCCTGTACCCCTAAAGTGATAAAAATTTCCAACAACATTTCGTACAACGCAGTTGGTGCTACCATTGCGACCAAACCGAATAGAATCTTTTTCAATTTTAAAAACCCCGTCTCATCATTGAATAATAAGCATTAAGATACTCTGCCAAAGTTACTTTTGATAGATCACGACCCTGCTTTTCAAACATCCCATCAATTTTCTTCTGATAATTCGGAGCGATATCGTCCTTACTTTTAACAGAGTATATCGCTTTTTGATTCATCGACTCAGTACCAGGAATCTCAAAGCCAAACGCATGTCTAAAGTTTCGTTCCTTAGCTTGCAAACCGATTGTTTTAAGAACAGCTCGACTAAATTCATCCTTGGTCAGCTTGCTTCCTTTTCTAGCTTCAGCTTCACGCAACGTTTGTGTTACGTCCGCCTGAACAGCTGCATAATGATCAATCTGATTCTTATTTGTCTTATTTGTAATACCAAGCATAGGTAAATAGGGATTTAAATAATCCGAAACCGTCTTAGGGCTAACTTCAATAGCATCTTCTTTTCTTGCATCTTTTGGTGAAGCATTAACATCTATGTACATTTTTGTGACAGCACGATAATCTGATGGGGATAATTTATCAGCGTACTGATGCAAAACTGATTGTGGTTTTCCTTTGAAAAGCTCATCTTTATTAAGCATAATCATGCTGTAAACCATAGGGTCAGTTTTAATATCTTTTTTAAATTTGGCATTACTAACCGCTTCTAAACTTTTGATCTGGTTGGGTTCTAAAGCATTAATATCTACCCCAGGAATTTGTTCATAAGAGAACTGCCCCGAATTAATTTCTTTGAAGTAATAATCATAGACCTGATTTTGTTTTTCTTCTTTAGCTTTATCCTGCCCATTGTAGTATCTATCAGTAAGGGAAAGTGCTTTCTGTTTTACATCAACAGGAACGTTACTGTTCCAAAGCTCTTCATAGGCTTGTTCGCGTGTCTTAGCAGGTTTTTTTGCATAATCACCAAAATCTTGAGATAACCATTTATCCATGCGCTCTAAATACGCGCGACCTCTAGGTCCTTTAGGTTGTCCCCCTGCTAATACTCTTCTTGCGTCTTCATCCCCACCATGATAGTAAGCAGCAATAACCATTGGGTCTTTTGTTTTATATTTTTTACTAATGTCTGAAATAAAATCGAAGGCAGCGTCAATAGTATCGGCAGGGTTGTTAATATCCCTTTGACCGCCTTTACTGTACTGTTTCCATGTTTCGGGCATAAATTGCATAACAGATTTAGCACCCTTTTCAGAAACGGCACTATTATTAGATTTTTCACCAGCCAATCTTAGTCCTAAAATTAAAGGCGCTGCCCATTCCATGCCTTTTTCTTTTGCAGCATGCACAGTGTAAACATCCAAACGCTGATCATTGTATTTGATGTTTTTCATCTGATCGGGTGTAAGACTTTTAAGCTCCTGAGCAATTTTTGCTGATGCTTGCGGGGGAACATTTAAAGCAGGGTTGCTGCCCTCTTGTGTTCCGGTTGTGGCCATATTAACTAAAGATTCGACTTGCTGATCTTCAAGTTTTTGATGAATACGCTGATCTACCTTAAAGCTATCTGCTAATGAAATCTCGTCTTTATATTTATTTTTATAGGCAAGTGCTGCTTTTAAATCACCATTTTCGACAAAGGCGCTAATGTTTGTAATGTGGGCCACTGAGACATTTTTAAGATAAATGTTTTCTGCTTCAGTCGCTGCCTTTCCTTCAAGATTCATTAATTTACCTAATGAAGCTTTAAGATTAGCACGGCTTTCATCAATCTTAGTGAAGTCACCAGGATTCTCGTTTATTTCTCGAATAAAACGATCTGAAGAAGATGAATAAACGCTTTGCTGATAAACATCATTTTCACGTACAAAGTAATTTTGTAACGAGCCTTTGAACTGCACCGCGTCACGTTCTGACATTTCTTTAAACAAGGCACGTTGACGGCTATTACCTAAAGTATTTGCAATTTGCCCAACACCATCTTGATACGCTTTTGTATAGTAATCTACAAACCCACCACCGTTGCCAGCATCAAAACTTACAACATCTACCCCTTTTTTGTTGCCGTACCCATCGACATCATTGTTTTGCAAATGGAGTTTTAATTCAGCGAGTTTATTTTGGGCATCAATAACCCGTATGCGGTCCGCTTCATCTTGGTATGCTTGGTACGCGTTCAAACCTGAATTAAGTGCACCAACTAAACTATCGGTTTTATTACCAACTAAGCTAGCGGCTTCGCCTGCTGACATGCCGCCACTGACTTGTACATTTGGAACGCTATTGTCCGAAACTTGTCGATTAAACTGTGGGATACGCATTAACTAGCTCCAAACCAATTCCAATTATAATTTTGCCATGATGCACCTTGCGAATTACTGCCACCTATATCATAAAGGCTTGAAGCAAAGTCAGAACCGCCACTAGATGCAGAACCGCTTTCAAGCCCTCCACCTAAACCGCCTTTACCCATACTTGAACCAAAAGCGGAAGCAGCTTCACCGCTAAGGTTTAGTATCGTGCTTAATACAGGTCTAATGGACTTCGCAGCAACACGATAATTTTCGGCTTGATTGCGGTAATTTGTGGCTTGAACCTTGTGCCCCCAAGACTGAAGCGCAGCATTGTATTTAATTGAATCAATATCGCCTTGGGCAAGCATCTCTGTTGAAGCAAGTAAATCAATGGCTGAACCTTGTGATACATCAATACCGTTTTCGGCAAGGGCGTTAATTTGACTTGATTTAAAAGCGGAAACATTACGCTGATAATCAGTTACCGCATTGGTACCATCCTCAATAGCTTGCCTTGCTTGATTATCTGAGAGAGTGGCATTGTAAAGGGCGAGCTTTTCTTGTTGCTTAAACGCCTGTTTTTGTGCCTTCATTTTTGCGTAACTGGAAAGCGCTTCTACACCTTTAACCGCTGCATATGCATATGGATTTGTCATAACGCCCCCATCACGAACGGATGGAACATTTTATTGTTCGCGCCGTATGGTTCTGCTTTTTTTAAATCAAAGCCTAGTCTTTTTAAGAAACGTATAGCATTCTCGTTTTTTTCATACACATGATTTACAAGAACGGCATACTCCGACCGCATTTCCTTTAAAATACTTTGGCATTGTTTGTAAAATTCAAACGGATATTGTTTTATGAAATTTGTGCCAAGTAACCAAGGGCAACCTACATTGCCGATTAAACTTGATATTCCTACTCCACAAATAAAAAGCAATTTACCGTTAACTACTACAGTCCAAGCATCACTTGAATGCTTGATAGACATTTTGATCATCCAATGGTAATTATCATTGAAATACGCTTTCATTTCGTCTTTATCGGCATCGCGCAGGTTTTCAACAAGAATACGAATATCGCGCTCAGTCGGCTTACGAATTTCAATATTATTTCGTCTCATGTCATTTTTACCTCAATTGCCAATAGCTTCATAGGTAAAGGTTTATCATGTTTTACAGTAATTTGAATGTCACTTTCGTAAGTACTGTCAACTGGTACCTCTATTAAACCTGAATACAATTTAAGAGGGCTACCATAGCGCTCATTACTGCGCGGTTTAAACTCATCGATTGGTGTACGGTCCTCAATATTTTGGTTCGCACCGACCAAAATGTTTTGAGACTCTCTTACTCTTAGGTGAACTTTATTGACGACTTTAGGTTTAACGGGGTCATTTTGTTCTTGAAAAATTGGCAATGTTTGTAGTTCAGCTTCGTAATTCAGACCAACCCAAATATTAGATAATTCACGTGGCAGTTTTATTGTGCCGTTTTCTACTTTTACATCGGGTTTAACGCCACCATCTGCAAATACAGATACTGTTTGTCCTTCAAGCCAATCTAAGCCGGATAAAGTTGCTGTGGGGTTGCCTTTATACTGAATGCTACTGTCTAGGTAACATTTGTCTTGCATATCTAATGGCTGCCTTGTAAGCATTCGTTCAATTGTATAAAAACCGTCACGCTCAATAAAAGCATATAAAACAGATTGGTCATCTTCAGGTATTTCAGCTACTGAAAGAAATCTACCATTCGTATGGTGTTCAGCCCAAGCCCAAACCTGTTGTTGCGGCTCATAAGTTAACGAAAGCAAAACACCGTCATTACGAACAAAATAAATAATATTCAATGGGTTACGCAAAACCGCACAATCTACAATTTTATGCCCATCAAAAAGTTGTGGGCACATTATTGATAGGTCAATTGTTTGATAAAAAGATGCATTGTATCCACTTGCCAATGATATTTCGTGTACATGACCTGTTTGATCAGACGCAAATATTGCTGCCCCATCAACTTCAACTGGGGTCACATCATTCGCACCTGTGTTGTATTGCTTGTTCATGTTTACACTAGCAGCAGTTACTGCCCCATCCGCTGACATTTTCCACAGGGCACCACTTGTTAGAATCAGTAAATCATTCAAAGTGACAAGATGTTTTACGCCGTTACCATCACGAGCAGCAAAACGAATTTGAATTGAGTCTGTGTCTTGAGTAGGAATGTGATAACCGAAATTGTCATCCGTTGCTGTACGCGACATACGAATCCATTGTGGGGATTTATACCCTCCTCCGTAAACCTTACGCTGACCGTGATATGCAACTGCGGTCGGGTAAAATTCAAAAGGATTACGAATTAATGGCGGTGTGATTGAACCGTTTGTCTCAATATTATCGTCTGTGAAGCTTGTTTCAGTTGTTTCACCAATAAAGCTTGCCAAACCAGATCGTAGTTTAAAAATGTTATAACGGTTCGCACCTGTTACCGCATCCCAGGTAATCGTGTTGTAATTCCCTGCAAGTGTTAAGTCATTTTGTACAACAACCTTTAAAGATGCAGCAGATTCATTTTGTTCATTAACTGCGGTGACTTGGTAAGAATAATCACGCTCAATGTATGAGTCGTGCATACTTCCACCGGGTTTATACTTATCTTCAATATGGGCAGTTGCGGCAACATTTTGCGGTGTGCCAATGCCGTATCCCACTGTAACCAGTTCTGTTATCCATTCCGTTGCGCTCTTACGAATAATTTTTCTAGGTGGATAGTTAGGATGGGTTATTGTCACAACGTCCGCAGATTGAGCATAGCGGAGTTGCATTAAATGCTCTTCGGCATACGGTACCGCAACTTCTAAAGGTTCATTGTTTTCATTCAGCAGCATACCGCCGTCAGCAAAGAAATTTATAGCGCCTGCACGAATAGCCAAAACAACGGCTTGTTCTTCACTAAAAACAAAACGGATTAAACGCATTTTGCCCATTGATTTCGGGTAATGGTGTACGTAGCGAAAGCCTGCACGATAGACAACCCCGCCGAACAGTTCGACATAAAGGTTTTTGCATTTAGCTACACCAGTCTGATATTTCGCCTGATCAATGCGGCCAAACATATCCGGCGAAATTACGCCACCATTAAACGAATATTGCATTTATCGTGCCTCAAACATTGAGCCTGTATGCTCAGGCCGTGCTTCAATCCGATGTTGTTGCAGGTCAATGAAAATTGCTTTGTTCTTTACAATTTCATAAAGCTGCATCATGGAGATTTGTTTTTGCTCGTTCTGCGTCAAAGGGCCTGCTATTCGTGCGGCCAACAAATAAGATAGAGCGGTCTTGAAAGAATCGGGCAATAACGCCAAGTCTTTCACATCGTGAACATAACGTAAGATTGGTGCGGTATCTTCTGTGAATAGAAGATTGCCTTCTACATAGAATCGGCTGCCTGATTCAAGCTGAAATATGCGGACCTTGTCGCTCGGTAGAACATACGCCGTGCCAAACTCATACCCTGCATCGACATTCAATCGAACGCGCTTAATGGCAAACGTCCATTGATGTTCGTTGTCCAACAGCTCTCTACGGCAAATCGGGTAAAAGGTATTACACAATCTTGCATGCTTTGTCGGTTCGGTTAGTTCATTTACAACATAGCCCTGCGCGAGATGCGACAGGGCTAAATTGCAAAGATCAACAATTGATCTCATAGGCTTTACTCAGCTGTTAAAAGCTCAATAATTTGCGCTTTGGTTTCAGCCCCTGATAACTGAATGCCTTTTTCAACGGCAGCTTGTGTGAGCGCGTCTTTATTCATTCGTGTATATGGGTTGTTAGGGTCCGCGTTTTGCTGTTCTGAAAAAACATAATTTTCATTAACAGGTTTAAACCAAGTTTTTTTACCTGTAAGCAAATCGGAAGGCACAAAAAACTTAGTACCAACATCACGAATGCCGTGATAAAAACCCTTTTTAATCGCAACAACTTCAACTTGATTTGACATCTACCAACTCCTTAAACTGGAACAGTTGCGCCACTTACAGCGTCATAGTTTGTACAGATATCCGCTTCATTGCCCAACCAAGCCGAAATAGATCCAGTAGGCGCATTGGCAACCGCATAAGACAAACGGATAAAACGTTTTGTCGCACTGTTTACGTAAAAGAACGTACCTTTGTTCAGTTCAGCAGCTTTAAACGCTTTTGATGCGGCTGCCGCTGTAAAAGTTGTACCGTCCGCACTTTCTTCAAGTGTCACTGTAACGGTAGCATTTGCAGGTCCAACTACATGCCCTTGAAGGCAGATAGGTAAACCCGCTGTACCAACAGATTTATGCACTGTGTCCAAAGTGAAAGTACTAGCACCCGCCGCAATAGCTTGCTTATCGGAGAACTGTAGTAATTTATCAACTAATGCCATGGTTAAATTCTCCTTAAACTACACGGGCTTCAGTGTTAAGAATCACATCACAGATGCGAATCGGCTCACCATCCCATGCCTGAATTTTGCGGCTACCGTCTTTACGGAAGTCTTCAAGAGTCAAGCGCACATTTTTAAAGTGATTGACTTGGCCTTTAAGCGCTTGGTTAACTGTACGGTTCATGTAAATTGCTGTACGTGCCGAACCTGCAAGCGGTAAGAGAGAAAGTGCTTCATCCAATAAATCAATAAGATTTGCACCGGTAGATGCGTCTTTTGAAAGGTCAGAAACGTCAATGTTTGCGATACGAACAACCGAGCGCCAGTCACGTACAGATAAACCCACGTCCCATTGGAAGTATGTTCGCATTGCTTCATAACGGCCGCCTTGCGCATCAAGTACCGTTTGTTGTCCTTTGTCTTGGATATCAAGACCCGCTTGCGTACCTTGCGGATAGAACAAGTGAGTTTTTTCACGCCCCCACTGCACAATGTAAATTGACGTATTGTCAGTGCCTGTACCGCCTGCATCCAGAATGTTTACAGCGTTTGCAGGTGCTACGCCTGTTTCAGGGTCAATAAGATGGTTGTAACGCGTTGCTAAACCGTTAAAGGTAGATACATCACCTGCAACATCACCATAGATAATGTTTTCCATTACCTCTTGTGACATACCCTCTAAGAAGCCTGCATCTTCTTCAGAGCGCCATTGTTTTTTATTTTCGCCTTGAAGGTCGTACAAGGTTTTATCAACTTCTGAATACGAAGTTAACTGACCAGTACTATCAGAGACTTGAACACGTGATGTTTTTTCAGGTTGCACACCATAGTTCAATTTACGCCATGTACCTTTTGGTAAACCTGAGCGAACGCTAGTTTTATTGTGGGTACCGCTATTTGCTTCAAGCACTACAGCATCGTCAAGTAAGTCTTGACGTTTGTTGAGTACTTCGATAATCGCCCCAACTTTAGAGTTCGTACCAATGTTATGGGCAACGTCGGCTAAGGTTGGGTTTGTTTGTACAATCGTAGGCATCTAAGTATTCCTTATGATTTGTCATACCATACGGCCGCTGGTGCCACGTTCGCTGTATTTGTACCTTTTCCATGTGTCATGTTGTCACCTTCTAACAACTTGCCAACTTCTGTCATAAAGCCAATTACAGCGGGATGGTTACCGAGTCCGCTCTTAAAGAGAATCTTAGAGATTTCAGCGCCACGTGGTAAGCTGAAGGCGCGTTGTGCTGTCAACAGGTTTTCTTTCAATTTTTCCCCGCCGTATTCAGGGTCCGCTTTAGCTGCATCAACCCAAGAAGCAATCACTTTTTGCTGTTCCTGCGCTTGTCGTTGTTGCATTTGCACGCCTAAATCAACAAGTTTTTGCACTGCTTCTTGTGGCATTTTGAACTGTTGCCCAAGTTCCTGAAGTGTTTTTGAATCTTCTGGATTCAGTGAGTACCCTTCAGGCATTGTGAATTCTGTGTATTGAATCGGCTGTTCCGCAGGCGACTCTTCACCACCTAATAAAACTTCGGTCTTGGTTTCAGTATTTTCTGTAGTGGTGTTTGTGGTAGGTGTGGTTTCAACCTGAGTTGTAACAGGATTGCCCCCGCCTGTTTCAGTAGCAGTTGTAGTTGCAGCAGGTGCATCAGTAGTGGTAGCTGTGGTTGCTGCATCAGTTGCTGTCGTAGTTGTTGTCACTTCGCTCATGATTCACCTTTTCTTTAAGTTTTGAAAATCGTTGTTTTTGCATGTCTAGCCATGCATCTGAATTGGCTTGTGTGATTTCACCAAGGATGTATAGGCCAAACTCTCGGCGACCTTCCATGAAAGTAAAATCACTGATTTGTGACCCACCGCCATAGGAGGGTTGGAATATGCTTGCCCGATCAATTAGGCGCATTAGAAAACGTTTACCGTGTTCCGTTTCCAAGATTGAACGCAGGTCATTTAGTTCCTGGTCACGTTCACTCTTGTTTTCTTTAGCTTTGGTTTCTAAATCACTCATGCACCACCGCCTTGCAAGAACATGTCAGACAAAGTTTCTGCATCTGTATCGCTTACAGTCTTAACCGTATTGGCGTTGGTGTTTTGCGTTTGTGCTTGTTGGGCAGCAAGGGCTTGTTGCTGTGCAATTTGTTGTTGTGCTGCACGGTCACTACGGATTTGATCAACGATACGTTGAGGACGGAAAATATCAGGCGATACGCCGTTAATCTCCGCGTATTCATCCATAAACTTATCTGTATCAACTTTATCGAGTACTTGGGAGTCAACTTGGGCTACTTGCCCAATCATAGCAAGGGCACGTTCAAGAATTGCCGAACCCGAAGATTTCTGTGCAAGTGCAAGTATGGATACAAAATTGATTTCGACATCAGCGTTTTGAATCGCTTCTGGTGCAATTTGACGTAGGTATTCACTGTTTGCCAATACACGCTCAACACAGATTTCAACAAGTGGACGTAATAGTTCATCAATCTGACGTTCAACTACTGGACCAAGCATGAGCATCTTTTCAGATTTGCGCTCATATACTTCTGTAGCAGTCATTTTGCCCTTATCAAAAGCATCAAGCATCATGAACAGATCTGTATGAAATGCGCGTTTAACACGCTCTTGGCATTGTGCAATCTGCGCCATAACACCGTTCAAATCAAACTGCACATTCAACATCGCTTGAACTTGTGCAACTTGGCTCGTTGGTGATGCTTGGTAAAATGCAATGCCGTTTGGCAACGTCTCACGCTCATGACCTTTCAGGTAGTCCGGCAATAGCAAAGGCGGTCGAACTTGATAGTCCACACCTACTGCAATTTGTTGATGACCTTTCTGTAATGCACGTAAATCACCAATACAATCGCTTGCAGGGCCTTCACCGTACACATCACTACTTGAAACAGTCCAACGTCCGCAAATAACCTGAAAACTCATTAAGCCACTTTCGCGTAGCAATTTATTTGATGAACTTGGTTCATAGTAAATTGAAGCGAAAGGCATGTTTTTAGGCCCATACCCTTTTGCATCTACTCGTTCATAAATTGCATGGCAAACTTCAAACTCTTGTTCGTAGTTTTTATTTTCAAACGCGTTCTTAATAGCATCCGAAACGTTATCCAATCCAAAGTATTTAACCATGTTGATGGACGTTAATTTGAATTTGCGATAAACGCCGTTCGGCTTATTAAATTCGTCTGTCGTGATAGCAAACTCACCGAAAGTAAGCGGTATTAAATCCATGAGTTGGGCTTTAGAATTGCGGCCATGTTCAGGTGCTAACGCTGCACCGATGCCGAAAGCGCCTTCTTGCATGTAAATGTGATGCACAGTTCGATAAACATTGCTTTTTGAAAAAGCAACATAACAGGCATCTTCAACAGCTTTAAGCCATTGACGAACTTCAATATCCTTTTGCAATGATTCATCTGCAGCTTGCAAGGTGAACCATTTACGACTTGGCGAACAAGTGCCCGATACCATACCCGCTGCAAGGGTTTTCAACGAGTCTTTACCAGTGTTATCAACAATTTTGGACCATGCAGATCGGTCATGCTTTTCTTGGTTTTTAATCGTTTTGATGGCAGCAGGCAAAACGTGTAATGCTAATTCTGCACAATAGTCGTCCATGTCATTTACACGTAATTGCCAAACAGCATCAAACCGTTTTTTCAGCGCTCTGATATTGTCTTCAGTCATCTTAACCGCCTAATAAAGTTTTCTTGCCTAAGCGCAAATCTTCGTCACTCACGCCTTGAGCATCGGTATAAAGCGTATTTGCAATACCACCAGACATGGAGTTTTGTGCTTGCTGTACACGGTCAATAGTCGCGGATGAATCAGGAGATTTTGAATCTTGGCGCGTTGGTTGCTTTGGCGGTGCAATGACTTGCGCCTTTGGTGCATCCATCCCAAGAATATTGGTTACGCCGTCAAGAATATTTTTCACGCACATTGAAGGACTCCGATTAGTTTTGCCTTTTTCGACATTATGCGATTGGCACATTGAAAAGGCCCTGTTTCCTGTTGACACTACGCGTATGGGTCGTAATCACGTCTTGCAGCTGATGCATTGATCGTCTGCATAATGTGGCGTTTAGGCGTATCAATCTGCGCATTGATAATTGCAGAGCCGTAGTCGGGACTGCGGCCAATACGCTTAATAATTTCCTCTCGAGATTCCACTTTGATTTTGATTCCCTGCAATCCCCAACGTGGCGCCGTTAAATCTGCTAAAAGCTTTGGTTCAGGTGGCAAAGCAACTGTGCTGCCGTATGCAGGGTCCAATGCTTCGCGGAACTGCCACCAGAGTTGTGAACGTAGGTTGTAAAAACTAAGTTGGCCTGAACGGTCGAAAGAAGTTGCCGCATTGCGTACGTCCACAGGCACAGCGTGAATACCTGATTGCTTTAAGAAATCGTATGTACTTGCACCTACACCAATCACATCGACATGAATTGGCGCATGGTCACGAACATGTGACACAGCAAATGATGCACTTGCCGGCCCATCTTTAGACTGAATGCCCTCTAATACGTTTGCCTTGTTGTACCAAAAGCCGTGACGTGCATAACCAATTGTGTTGTCTTTACCGCCACGTGCAACGTCTAAGCCGTATGAATCCATTGGAAACACACCCTTGTACATAAGGCGCATTTCATCTTCTGGTTTCCAACGTGCTTGTGCAGCTTCTACCCAAGCGGTCGGGATAACTTGCCAAGGATCATCTTCAATACCCGCACCGAAATCGCCGTATAACATTTGTGACCTCAAAGGTTCAGGCAATGCTTGTAAAGTACTCATGTAGCCTGTTTCCATGTAGTACTTGTTATCTGTTACACGTGCAGGAATGAACGTGCGTGACTTGGGCTTAATAATGTGTTCAGGCTTGTAATCCTTTGGGTCGAAGTCATAAACAATTTGATCATCAATAAGTACAAATGGTTTATTACTTTCAACTTCCTGCTCCTTGCCTTTTACCATCGCGAACCAACGGAGTTCACCGGGCTTTGCAGGGTTCGGATGCCCCTTCTTAATCCAAGGTGCAAAGTAATCAATTACCCATCGCCCTTCCGCTGTAGTTGGTGGGTTAAAGGTCATTAGGCATTTGGATTTGATTGTTGGGTCTGATGAACGATTCCACCCCATCACAAAGCGGGCTTGCGATTCACGAATCTCTGTGGCTTCATCAAGTGCCTTGAAATCATGAGCACGACCTTGCCAACGCTTCTCATCACCCAAGTTATCAAGTCCACCAAATTCGATTAAACGGCCATTGCCCAAGTTCCAGAATGATTTTTGTGAGTTATAGCCATTCTTATGGCCTAGAATTTCTTCACAACGCTGTACGATACCGTCTGTTTGCGCTTTCTCTCGGCGTACAACCAAGCTACGTTTATGTACTGTTAAGAATGAACCAACGATTAAATCCGTTTTACCGCCACCTGCTGCACCGCCATAGCCAATAACATCGGCTTGAGATAAATACGCAGCCATTTGCGGGCCTTCCAAGGGAAACCAAATAGGCGCATCGGCAAGTAGTTTTGCTATTTCCGCCTGCTCATCTTCATTGAGCGTTAATAGATATTGCTCAATCTCTGATTCATCCATTTCGGCAAGCAGTGCAAGGATTTCATCATCAGTTGTTTTGGTCATAGGTTCACACCATGTACCTTTGCGTAAGTGGTGCAAATAATCAAAACCATTAGAAAAATCCAAAAGTATTTATCCATTTGAACACCTCATTTACCTATGTAAGCGGTAACTATCGCTGCAATTGAGAAGACAGCAGCAGTAATCAAAAGAATCGTGTTATACGATCCTGACTGCTTATGATCTATACAAAAAGCTGCAAGTACTGCCATAAATAAAAAAACATATTTCATTGGTCTTTCTCCTCTGCCCGTTTGCAACATGGACACTCTTCAAGCTCTGGTGGAATTACTTGGTCGTTATAATCAAATTGCAATTGGCCTAATGCAGACCAATAAATCTTGCGTAGTTCAGGCGTGTCTTGCAGGTTGTGAAATGCAAGTTCAAATTGATATGTGCATGAAGTGTTGTGCACCTTGCGCGGCTGATCCTCTAAGCACTCTGTGATTTCTTCATAGACGCGTGGAAGGACTCTGCCTAAATCGCTCAACCAAAATTGATCTTTGACGAATAGCAAAGTTCTATGCAGGCGTGCGTTATGTTCAGATGTGCTGTATTGAAGCTGCTTTGTTGCACGGTATTTACCAAGAAGGTGTTCGTAATCAATACGGCATTTTGTGAATGTTGCTAAAGACCAGTTCATGCCATTAGCTTCTTCAACATAATCGTCATCCCTAGCGTGGTACTGTTGGCTCTCTTCATGCCAAAAGATATGACCAGAATGCAGACTGCTATTTGCATGTAATGTTTTTTCAAATTGTTTACGCATCATCATTCCCCTTTGCTTTATCAGCTTTAGCCTTTGCTTTTTTCAGTTTGGCAAGCGCAGCAAGTTTTCTGCTTGATGCTTTGGTATCAGTTAATGGGTTTTCAGGGTCGTTACTGTGCTCTACACGTTCCTTGAACATGCCAATGTGTTGACCGGCTTTAATCAAAGCCGCCACTTGGTCATTCATTTTGATTTCTATGCCATGTTGAGATTCTTTAATGCCTGCATAAAGCATTTTTGCTTGTTCGCTTACACGTGTTGTATCTGCAACAGTTACATAACCGTTGCCTTCACCTTGGCATTCAGGGCATTCAGGATTTGGCGTTCTTGTTTTATTAAAGCCAAAACCACCATCACAATCAGGTTTAGGTTCCTGATTTACCAACGCGTTATAGCAAGCATTGTGATACTCACCCTTGGTCCATTGGTAATAGTGATCAACACCCCAACAGTAGCGGCAATTAACACGCACATATCTGATTAGTTCGTTAGGGTCCGCAGTTGCCATCTCCCAAAGGCGATTTAGCACTTTGTCTTGAGTGATCTTGTTGCGTTCTGCAAGCTCTTTTTCACCCTTCTCAATTGCTTCCTTAACCTTATCAATCCTTAACAGACGAGATGCCATTACAGCAGCTACATCTTCATTCTTAACCTTGTAGCCTGCTCTGATATAAGCCTGTGCTCCGTTGCGATCTATCAGGTATTCATCAACAAAGCGTTGCTGTTTCCCACTTAGAGACATCAAATCACCTCCTTGTAGCAAATCTTGGTGCAAATACGTCTACACATCTCATGAGAAATATCGTACTTATCTGCTAGTTGACGATAAGACAGGCCACCTTCACGTAAAGTTCTAATATTTTTTACGTCTGATTCTGTGACCTTTGGTGTTGAATCGCGTTTGACTTTGTCTTTCACGATGAACTCAGGTAGAAACGCAAGTACTGGCATAAACATTTCTCCTAAACCCACATTCCCCAAATCAACATTCCCGCATCGCGTTGTTCTTGATTCGTACGCCCTTGCCAACCTGTAATCTTGTTAAACTGCTCTGCATTGAGCTTTGATTTAGTAGGCTTCACTAATAAAACTGCTAAGCCTAAGGCCTGTGCTATTTCTGCTAACAAGATTCCAGTCGCATGGTTCATCCCAACGCGTCTAGCAATCTGCTCGTTCACTTGTCTTGAGTGACCACCGCCTACTCTGAAGTTAGCCTTCTTATTTTCCCAACCTGCTTCGATCACAACCTTTTTGATGCTGTCTTGCTCATTTCTGAATAGCTCAACAGTTTCAGGAAACGTCATATTTTTTAGTTGAAGATCACTGCCAAGAATGGCTACTCCCGACTTTTCCAAGTCAGGATCGATGCCGATGATGATTTGAGCCTCTTTGAATGTGGTCATTGGTCACCTGCCTCAAGTACATCAGTTCTTTCACGCGCTAGATAAAGATCAACTTCTTCAAGCAAGGTTTCATAGCGTCTTTTCGCTTCACTACCCAAAACAGAGGCCTCCTTCTGAATTTCCCACGCTTTGTTGTAGTCCTTTTTACTGTGCACAGGCTCATCAGGGTCATCTACAAAACAATTCCGAAAATCTTCAAAGCGATTGATCGACTCTCTATGAACCTGAATCCAATGAATAAACATCATCCCGATTTTGGATAATTCTTCATTACTCACTGTCTTCCCCCTTGAGCGCTTGCTCTAACTGCGCTGCACAGTGGTAGCAGCCTTCTTCATAACCTTCTGTCCAATGAGTGGTTTTATCAAAAGCAATTTCATTCCATGATTCGATTAACTTAAGTGCTGCATCCACCCGCTTTTGCAGCTCCTCACTGCTCTTAACCTCTTTCACATACATTTCATCAAGCGTTTCCGCTACAAATATGTATTCACTTAATTGCTTTTGCAGCTCATCCACTTTCGCTTGCATTGACTGCTGACCACCTTCAAAGGCAATACGGCAACAATTGGCATGAAGGAGAACCATATTGCCTTGTGTGCCTAACCATTCGTTAAATGTTATTGGTTTATCCATCTCAAACATCCTTTGACTTTTCAGGCGGCTCTTGGTTACTGGTTGCCCGGCGTACAATCTCCTTACAGTTTTCAATCCCACCCCATGACTCAATTGTTTCTAGAGAGTCAACCAGACGCTTGAGGTCGGAAAGGCTGTATGCCAAATCTAGTGGATTACATTTCCCAAAGTATTCAAGCCATTTGCTATAGCCAGTGCTCCATTTAAACCACTTGCCATCATCTTCACGTTGTGAAAAGTACATCTCGCCATCTAAGCAAGGGATTACGAATTGAGAGTGCTTCGGTGCCTCTTCTAAAATTCGGTTAATCTCTGGCAAACCCTGCTCACGAATAAACTGTTCTGGTTTCATTGAGCGCACTCCTTGTCACGTTTAGTCATGATGTTGCAACGTTGTTTAAGGCTTGTATGCCATCCCCGTCTTAGCATTCGTTGGTAGATAGCGTTTGCATGTTTCGTGTCTTCATTACGAAGGCCTTGAACGTACTCTTTACGCAACTTCAATATCTTTGAATAAGGAATTCCATCCACTAAAGGCTCTACCACATTCACTTTAGGACGCACTTCTTCCAACAACCCATGACGTCTTAAATTCCCGTATATGTTCTTTGCTAACAGTGTTTCTTCTGTACGGATGCCTGCTGCATAAATTTGGCAATTCTTCATCATGTCTGAGTAAGACATTCCGCTCTTATTAAACTGGGCTAATGCGTCTACTTTCTTCATGATGCTTCTCCAAAAACTTGTAGTAAACGCTCACCAATCCAGCGCATTACTGGAACAGCCATAGAGTTTCCTAGCGCTGCGTAACGTGGACTGTCTTTCGCATTTGGAATGTTTGTATATTGGTCGGGGAAACCTTGGAGACGCTCACACTCTACTGGTGTAAGTCTTCTCACCCCTTTAAATTGAATAGCGCAATTACCATTAGTGATTTGATCAGCATCAATTCCTCGATCACCAAATCCTCGAGTAAGCGTCGCAGCGGTTTTATTCACAGTGAAAACTGCATTCTCTTGACCTCTGTTTCTACCTAAACAATGAGCTGTTTCTTCATTCACTAGCGGGTCTTGAGTACCATGTATTACAAAGGTTGCTGTTTCTGCATCTAGGTTTTGTCCACCTGCGCCACGTCTTGTAAGGCACTTTGCAACAGCTTCGGTATTATTTTTTTTCGCTTCTCTGATCTCAGTAGTATTCCCAGACATGCCTGTTTGCTCAAAAAGTACTTTGGCAACACTTCCTTCTCTAGCACTTGCGACAACAAAGACTCTTTTGCGTCGTTGGGCAACTCCGAAATATTGAGCATCAAGGACTCTCCAAGCGACTTGTCGAGATGGTCCAAACACACAACCAGCGTTTGTCCACTTTTTCCCTGCCGGTTGTAATTCACACCCCGAACCTGACAATGCTCCCAAAAAGCAGCCGAAAGCGTTATCTTTTGTGTTGAGTGCTCCTGGAACGTTTTCCCAAACAATGATGGCTGGCTTAAGTCCGCAAATAGTTCTTGCTGAATCAATTTCATCTGCTAGTCTCACAAACTCAAGTGTCAACTGACCTCGATCATCATTAAGTGAATTTTTCAAACCTGCTATTGAAAACGCCTGACATGGTGTACCACCAACCAAAACATCTGGTGCTTCAACTTCACCTGATTTCACTTTGTCGCGAATAAGCGTCATATCACCCAAATTTAGAATTTCTGGATAATGGTGCTGTAATACTTGGCTTGGAAATTTCTCAATCTCAGAAAACCATGAAGCACTTAACCCAAGGTCATGCCAAGCAACAGTTGCAGCTTCAATTCCTGAACAAACTGATCCGTATTTCACGCTGCACCTTTCTCTTCCACTGGGAATGACATGCCTACGAAACGGCAAATGTCTAGGCGGTCCTTAACTCGAACTACGCCTTTCTTGCCATGACGATTTTTAGCAACGATTAATTCAGTGACACCTGACGGCAGGTCGTCTTCACTAATAACTGGATTTGCCAAGATGATTTGATCTGCGTCTTGTTCAATCTGGCCTGATTCTTTTAGGTCTGATGCTTTAGGGCGCTTGCCTTTCTCCGACTCACGATTAAGCTGAGCCAAAGCGATAACTGGGCAATCAAACTCCTTAGCCAATGCTTTTAGGTCACGGCTAATTGAACTCACTTCCTGGTAACGATCTTTCTTACTTGGATCACGAACCAACTGAAGGTAATCAATTACGATGCACCCTAGTTTTTTGTACTTGCGCTTAGCTTTACGCGCCCAAGAATGTATTTCTGCAATTGTTGGTTTCTGCTTGTCTTCGATGTGGATTGGTAACGAACTGAATCGTTTTTGTGCCTCTGCAAATTGAGCTAACATCCCATCGAATAGTTCAGCGTTGTGAATATTGTCGTAAGGGATTTGGGTTAAAGCTGAGATACAACGGTTTGTGAATGTCTCTACATCCATTTCCGCAGATACAACCAATACAGGCTCGTTGTATTGCACTGCTGTTTGAATTACTAACATTTGAGCAAGAGTTGATTTGCCAGAACCAGGACGACCACCAACGATGCAGAAGTGCCCTTTTTGAATTAATCCAACCAGGTTATCCAGGTGAGTTAGGTTGAACTTTACGCCTGTGTATTGTTTGTTAGCTTTAGCCTCAGCCTTTTGAATCAAACGGTCTGTAGCGCGGCTCATTGCTTCTTCAAAAGTGAAGCTAGTCTTTTCAACATCGTTTGAAGTTTTCTTTCCATCTAGGATGCTTTCTGCCGCAATGTGAACGTCAGGGATTGTTAGGTCTTTTGCAATCTCTGCAATGCTTTGCCCGATATGCTCAACTTCGCGGTGTGCCTTAAACTTGTTTAGCTCAGCAACATAAGACTCCAGGTTGTAGAAGCTTGAAGGCGCTTCACTGCTCATTTGAAGCAGGTATTCGGAACCGCCCATCAAATGAATTACGTTCTTCTGCTTAAGCTGCTGCTCAACCATAACGAAGTCATACGGTTTGTTTTCATTCGCAAGGTCTGCAATTGCCTGAAAGATTTGCTTATGGCGTTCTGGAAAGAAACACTCAACATCAAGATCATTGCTTACAACGTCAAACGAGTTGTCCACAGTCATCAGTGCTGTAAGAACCGCTTGTTCCATTGGGATGTTATGAATATGCGACATTACCAATCCCCCATGTCCACTTCATAGCTTCCAGGAACGGGAGCCATGATTTGCTCAGCTTTAGGGAACATGTTGATAAAGCGATCTAACTTTTCTGGTTCACGACAAATTAATTCGATGTCAGTATATCCGCCCTGAACATGGTAATCAGACTTAGAACAATTTGTGATTGCCAATTTGATGTCTTCAACCTGGTAACCGTCAACAAGACGAGCTTGGATTTTTCTAGCACGTTTGTCAGAAAGTAATGTTTTCTCGTTCTTGTTAAATACCACTTTCCAGAACTCGAAAATTTCACATATATCTTTCTTAATATTTTCTTTCTTATTTGTTTCTTTCTTAGTAGTACCATTTTCGGGGGTACTCCCCATACCATTTTCGGGGGTACTCCCCATACCATTTTCGGGGGTACTCCCCATACCATTTTCGGGGGTACTCCCCATACCATTTTCGGGGGTAGTGTCCATTTTGGCAGGTGGTTCAAACTCAGGATGAATGATTGAAAATTTATTAGTTTCACCAGTTGATCTAACAACCAAAACCAAACCTAATTGTTCAAGTTGACGAACTGAGTCAGTAAGTGTTTTTAATTTCTTGATTCCAGTCTTTTCTTGAAGGAAGCTAGAAGTAATCGACCAGTTACTACGGCAAAAACCATCAGTAAAGCGGTTAATCACTACGTAGCATTTCAAAGCGCTACCCGTCATTTCAGACACATAGCCCTTATCTACCAGGTAATTTGGTGTTCTAGTGTATTTATCTTCCACTGGGGTGGCCTGCTTGAGAAATTGTTCCAGGTTAAAAGCCGTATTCATCAAACACCTCGCATAACAAATGCAGCTAAATCAGCTTTCGCTTTAACCAATGCCATAGAGTTTTCGAGAGTTCGATTAAGCACATAAGCCTCAACCGCTTTTTGAAACAAACTAATCTTCCGATTTAGTTCAATGTCTGCTAATATTGAATAGTTCATTTGATTCGCTCCGATTGAACATTGAGCCTGAAGTCGACGATCAGGCTTTTTCTTTATATCCAAGCTCAAAACACATGCCGAAATCTTCAATGTCATCTTGAAAAAGATCGTCAATTGTTTGTTTGCTTTCCATCCACGCTTTTGACATCACAAAAAGCGCATTTAGTTTTTCCTCGCTAATCATTCGATATTTCTTGAGGACAGTCTTAAATCCAAGAATGTCCAACAGCACTAAACAGTTCTCAAGCTCAGTCAAGCCATTGGATTTTCTATCATTTTTCATTCGTGATAATGTGCTTGGATCAATCCCCAACTGTTCAGCAACCTGACTTTGATTGCTTGATGCAAGGGCTTGCAAAACTCTAGAAACTTCATTTCTAGCCCTTGCACTCAATTCGGTTGATACTTTGCTCATGGTTTAGTTCCTAAGCGGTTAATTGTTTAAGTTGCTTACTTGGTTTTCTACGTGGTCTGAGTTCAATCCAGATATCTTGATAATCGTCTGGAAAAATTTCTTTCCGTGTTGCAATTCCTAGATCTTCTGCAATAACAGCTAAACGAATCTTTCGGTCTAAAGGAATTGCATTCCAACCACTAACCGATGGTGCTGTGATATCAAGAAGTCTTGCCACAGCATTCACTCCACCAAGAGCCTTTATGAGATCAGCGTCGTTCATAGTGTGCTCCTAAATTATTAACATATTATTAGGCATTCCTTATTTTAAATCAATAGGAATACCTAATTTAATTTATGTTAGGATTTCCTAACAATGTAGGGATGGTTTTATGAATACTCTTGCTGAACGCCTTAAATACGCTATGGAAGTTTTGCCACCTAAGAAAATTAAGGGGGTTGATCTTGCTCGAGCTGTTGGTGTAAAGCCACCTTCTGTTAGTGATTGGCTATCAGGAAAATCAAAAAAGATGGAAGGTGAAAATTTATTAAGAGCTGCAAAATATTTAAAGGTCAATGCTTTGTGGTTGGCAACGGGTGCGGGAGAACCAACTCCAGAACAAAATAAAAGTAGTTCTGATCTAGCTGATGGGAAAAAGCACTTAAAGATCCTAGATGTAGAAGCGTTTAAGAAAAAATACAATATTCCAGATAGTGAAGATGCTGTTAAGTTTGTTCAAACATCAGATAAACCATTCCCTATTCAAAAAAGATACGTTCCCGTCAAAGCTTATTCAAAGATGGGAATGGATGGGTACTTCACTGATATGGGGTATGACGGAAATGCGGGTGATGGCTATGTTCCAACTCATACAGCGGGTCCAAGAGCTTATGGCATTAAAGGCACTGGCGACTCCATGTTTCCAGCAATTCGTAATGGCTGGTATGTAGTATGCGACCCTGATGCGGAACTTGTGCCAACAGAATTTGTTCAGGTGTGTTTGAAGGACGGAAGATGCACAATTAAGGAATTTGTAGGAATAAATGGTGGTGTTTTAAGTTTATTGGCTGTTAACGGTAGCGAACGCCTATCTTTTGACATGGATGAAGTTGAAAGTATTACCGCTATTACAGATATCGTGCCGCCAAGTCAGCACAGACAAGAACATCCTTATTCGCATTAATCACAGGAAGACTTATGGACAATTCAAAACTACCAATCAACCAGATTATTGCTCGCATCAATGATGCTGCTAAACATGGTGAAGCTTTGGTGCTGACTGCTGAAGAAGTAAAGATTCTTTCTAAAGACATTGGCGATAAGGTCTTTATTCCTGTGCTTACTAATGAGCAGGTCGTGCAGTTGGTAAAAGAAGGAAAGCTAGGGCAAAAGATGATTGATAAGAAAGATTAATAAAAGCCACTATATGCGGCTTGGGGTATGCAACAGTGAGTCCAATGCGGCTGTTCAATCAGGAGGGATGTTTTGCAAAAATCAAGCAGAACCTTTAATGTTCCCAATCAGACATTAAAAGATTTTTTATTACAAAAAAAATTTGTATATGAAGGTGTTGAGATGATGCAGCATCCCACAGCCACAAATAAAAATATATGGAGAACCAATGTTGTATATAATGAGGATGGGGAAACCATTCAAGGTGGATCTCTCTTGTTTTTAAGCACAAGAGCTGTTCATTATGAGTACCACTCATTTGCACTGATTCTTAATCACAAGAACCATCAGAATATTGCAGCCCAACTTGAGGTTTTACCTCTTGAAGAGCGTAGTCATGTTGAAGAAGGCTTAACTTGCTATGGTCCTCATTATGTGGCCTTGAATGTCACTTGCGAAGCAAGGGAAACATCTCAAGGCTGGAATTGGTTCAATTGGCTAAGTGACTTTAGCTCTAGAATCAACTTAGAAATATTTGGAAATCACATCCCACCGTTTAATGGAGAGCTAGACTTATGAATAATTTGCTAACTTCCATTTTTAACAAGCATGGCAATCAATCATACTGGGCTACCAGTGATACCTTGTGTGTAAGTACGCCTCATATTTTTACCGGAGGCCGACCATCAATATATTTTATTAGTCAAACCCCCAGTGGTCTTGTGAAAATTGAAGATTTTGGACTAAATTTTAACTATTTTGCACAATCCCTTCCTAATCCTGAAAATGCTGAAAAAACCATGCAAAGATTAGTTAAGAGACTGGATAACAGTGTGCAGTTTGAAAATCAGGGCTTAATTTTAGAGGTGCAGTCTGAGGATGTTGATCTGGCTATAGGGCGTTATTTGGATGTTTTATCTCATTTAACTACCTACTCCCCTAGAACTACAAATAATCAAGAGCTTAGGGAGATTCTTGATGCTATCTATGATTTTTTATCTCTTAAGTTTGGTGAAAACTTAATCTTAAAACCAAAAGTTCTTGGGCTCTCTGGTAGTGAACACAATTTTAATTTTCAAGCTGGCAATAAGCTAGTTGATTATGCTAAACCTAAAGCAGAAAAAACTGGAAATTTACTTAGAAAGATCGTTGATGTAACTAACTTAAATGAAGATGCTAAGATTCAGATCGTCCTCGAGGATAGAGAGAATAAAGAGGCGTTTAAAAGGGAAAGTGAAATTTTAGCCAATTTTGCCAGCATTATGCCTGCAAGCACACTCCTATCAAGTAGAGCTTTGCTCTCCTAATCTTCTCACCTTCCATCTCAACCCATCCCTGTGATGGGTTTTCTTTTGTCTATTAAAGCATAAAAATTAGGTTTATCTAATTTTATTAGGAATACCTATTGACTTAATAGTTAGGAGTGCCTAATATTTATCTCACCAACCAATAAAAAAGCCCCGACTGTTTGGCGACACGGGACTTTTACTCAAAGAGTGAGATAAGTATGACACAGAAATTCGAAATTAAAAATCGTTGGACAGAAGAAGTCCTTTTTACCTGTGATGTTCCTGAGGGAATGGAATCAGGAATGATTGCTCGTCATGCGACTGAGGCTGCGATAGCTGCCGATGCCAACCTTTGCGGTGCCAACCTTTACGGTGCCGACCTTTGCGGTGCCAACCTTTACGGTGCCAACCTTTACGGTGCCGACCTTCGCGGTGCCAACCTTCGCGGTGCCAACCTTCGCGGTGCCGACCTTTGCGGTGCCAACCTTTACGGTGCCAACCTTTACGATGCCAACCTTTACGGTGCCGACCTTTGCGGTGCCGACCTTTGCGGTGCCAACCTTTACGGTGCCAACCTTTACGATGCCAACCTTCGCGGTGCCGACCTTTGCGGTGCCGACCTTTGCGGTGCCGACCTTTGCGGTGCCAACCTTTACGGTGCCAACCTTTACGATGCCAACCTTCGCGGTGCCAACCTTCGCGGTGCCAACCTTTACGATGCTAAGGCTGCCCCACTCATTGTCTACGGATTGCGTTGGGGTGTGATCATCAGTGGCTTAGGCAAAATGCGAATTGGTTGCCAAGAACATGGCGTTGAAGATTGGAAATCTTTTGATGATGCACGTATCACACGCATGGATAGCGAAGCGCTTGAATTTTGGAATCAACACAAATCAATGCTTTTGAATATGTGTGATAGCTACGTTCATCCAGTTCAAGAGGAATCTAGCAATGACTGAGAATAAATATTCAATCAAGCAAGCGTTTGTTGATGGTACGTCAGGATTCTTATTGTTCTGGGTAGTGTTCTTCCTATCAGTTGGCCTTTTACGTGGCTGTGCCGACGAGCAACACGTCAACGAACTCAAAGCAAAACAGAACATGTATGTGCGTGTGCAAGTGGAAGGAGCTAACTAATGAATATGTTAGTTAATAAGCCTGAGTTGCTGTGCCCTTCTTTCCCTTACTTAGACATGTCTACTGACATTCAAGTTGAAGGTGAAACGGTTTATTTCGACCTTACCTACGGCTGCAATGTTCTTAACTGTCAGATCAAAGCTGAAACAACTTACGACAATCGTGAAGTAACTGATCAGTTCAGTGGTTGTGCACGTGACCAAGAATATGAAGTGCTTATGGTAGACACAAAAACTCATGCTGTTGTGACTGATAAAGACGGTATTGAGTCACCTATAGGCTTGCGCTTCAAGCTCACAGACGCACAAGTACATAGCTTAAACGAGCAGCTTAAATACTACGCCGAAGAATTGGCAGATGAAGAAGCGGGAGTGGTGTGATGCAAGTACATGAAAAGAGAAAGCTACTAGAAGCCATGGATGTACTTATCCGTCGTCCTGCTTCCGCAACAGAGACAACACTGGCTGAAGCTATGGCCTATTTCAAGATGCTGATTGAGGAGTCCACACAAGGACAAATTGAAGTCCGATATTCAGACACTACTCAGCAGTTGCCATTTTAAGAATTAGGAGAAGATTGTGAATGCGCCAGTTTTGGTACATAACATGTCGAATGCAGCGTATCACGCTCATTCGGCTGTTAGTAGCTCTCAGCTTAAAACCATTCTGCGTTCTCCTGCCCATTTCTTTGCTGAGCATATGAGTGATAAGGAACACAAGCAGACTCCTGCAATGGCACTTGGCACTGCAGTTCATGTTCTTTTTCTTGAACCAGAAGTTTTTAACGAGGAAGTTGCTATAGAGCCAATCGTTAATAAGAGAACTAATGTTGGTAAAGAAGCGATAGCAAAGTTTTTACAGGACAACGCTAACAAAGCAATCATCACCGAAGAACAGTATCAAGCAGCCGCTAAAGCTGCGGAAGCAATGAAACGCCACCCAATGTACAACATGATTTTATCGGGTGGTATTCGTGAAGCTTCTATCTTTTTCGATGATGAAGAAACAGGTCTTGAATGTCGTATCCGTCCAGATTGGCATGTGGCACCTGAGACAAGTGAGTTCTTCCCTAATGGGTTGATTGTAGACATCAAAAAGACAACTGACGCGCGCGCAAATGCATTTTCAAGAAGCTGTCAGAACTACGATTACTCACTTTCAGCGGCTATGTATATCAATGGATACAAGGCTTATTACGGTGATGACTACAACCCTTCTTTCTTATTTTTTGCAGTGGAAGAAGACGAGCCGCATGAGTCAATCATCTATTACGCAACTGATGAAATGCTGTTTATTGGTGAGCAAAAACGCCGATCTGCAATGCTAACTCTACTGCAATGCAAAGAGTCAAATGAGTGGCAAGGCTACACAAAACAGATTCAACCAATTGATTTGCCTTTATGGGCTAAGAAAGAATTTCTAGGAGAATAACAATGAATATGCTTGCAACATTAAATCAAGGCATTGTTCCTCAAGCTGAAACAGCAGCAAATGTACTTGCAGCACAAGCAAAGGCTCAAGTTGAAGCACGTTATATGATGGCTATGCATCGACCTAGAAATTGGGATGCTGTACGTCAAGACCTTTTAAAAGAATGCCGTCGTCCTTCATTTGCTGATAATACATCTACCTACTACAAAAAGCCTGTTGGTGGTGGCTCATCTGTGACTGGTTTAGGTATCCGCTTTGTTGAAGTCGCTATTCGCTGTATGACAAACATCCTTACCGAAACAACCATGATCTTTGAAGATGATCACAAAGAGATTCACCGTGTTTCTGTCACTGATCTTGAGTCAAACACTACCTATCCTCAAGACATCAAGATCAACAAGACTGTTGAGCGTAAATCTAGCGCAGGCCGTGAAGTTGTTAGTGAGCGTTTGAATAGTACTGGTCAAAAAGTATTTGTGGTTGTTGCTACAGAAGACGAAATGCTTAACAAGCGTAATGCTGCAATTTCTAAGGCAATTCGTAATGCTGGACTTCGCATCATTCCGGGTGATTTACAGGATGAAGCAGAGCATTTAATTCTACAAACACGTCAAAGTGGCATCAAAGAAGATCCAGAGAAGTACCGTAAACAAATTGTAGATTCATTTAACAACATTGGCGTTAAAGCACAGAACCTTGTTGATTATATCGGCTGCCCTCTTGATCAATGTTCACCTGCTCAAATTGATGAATTACGTGCTGTATTTGGTGCAATCAAAAACGGTGAAACCACATGGCAAACAGTTATGGCTGAGAAAAACGAACAAGAGTTATCAGAAGGGAAAAAAGCACCTTCAAATGATATCAATGCAGTAAATCAAGCAATTCAGCAACAAGGATAAGGTGGCAGCATGACAGATTTGAATAAGGAAAGAGAGGCTTTTCTGAATACCTTCCAATATTACAAAGGAAGAAGAGACATTATTTTTAGTCATGAGCATGAACTGTTTATGACTAGATCAAACAATCCTTCTGAAGTTGCTCAAAAAGAAATAAGCAACATGAATAGCCGTTGGGATGCTTGGCTTAGATGTGCAAAGCATCGTGATGCAGAGCTAGAAAAAGCCAAAGCTCAGGCGGTGCCAGAGGGTTATGTTCTTTTACCAAGAGTACCAACTGAAAAGATGCTCCAAGCATATGAACGATATTCAGTCGCGCCGATGTCGACGCTGAGTAAAACTGGATATAAGGCAATGGTTGAAGCAGCAGGTGATCAAAATGAAAACTCTTAAAATTACTTGGCTTGATGCTTGCTCTAATTGTGGTTTTGGCGACTATGCAGAAGTAACAACTGAACGTGGCATTGGGTGCTACTTGTGGGATGGGGACAAGGTTCAGTGTCCTAATTGCAATCACAAGGGTGAAATAGAATGTGATTCAGGGGTTGCCTTTGTCAATTGGGATGAAGTTGAAGAAGCAAGCGAATCGGGAGCTGAGGGATGAGTGAATTTAAAAACATCATTAAAGCAGCCAAAGAGATTTGGTATGACAACGGAATGATTAACCGCTTTGAGCCAGAGGAAGAAAAGGTAACTCTACTTGTTCAGTGGTTATCAGGTTTGGACCAAGTTTTAGTTCGGGATATAGAAACAGAATTATCGAAATTAAATGACGATGATATCCATACTTTATGTTGTGGTTTTGAGGAAGATCAAGAATGCCTTGGATCAGTAGAATTAAATTATTTCCTTGGAAGAATATTCGAAGAAGAGTACGAAGTTAAAGCGGAAAGTAAGGAGGGGTAAATGTTAAAAGATCTGAGAAATCTATCTGATGCAGAGCAACAAGAATATTTGGATCGCTTCATAATGGCTAATGAAGAACAGAAGTTTCCTCAAGAAGTTGTGGCCCTTTATTTAGATTGCTCGCCTTGGACATTAGCTAGAATGCGTTGTGATCAATCATCTCTGCCTTTCTCGAAAATTGGGAGACGTGTTTCATATAAAAAGAAGGACGTTTTGAAGTATGAGCAAAGCAAGACTGTGCTTAATACAGCACAGCTTGCAACAGTTTAAGGCGGTTAAACCGCCTTTATTTCTTTTAATCTTTCTGCCCATACAGATTGGTAATTAAAGCAATCTATCTTACCTTGATACACCGCTTCAATCATGTTCATCGAAGCTCTTAATTCCTCATCTGGAATTTGAACATAACCACCTGTCACATCAATTCTTGGTTTAGCCGTGTGATTAAGAAGTCTTTTTGTCACATAAATATTAAATCTTAAAAGGTTGCATATAGTGGCAAATGTACGACGGAAATCATGCATTGAAACGTAATAGTCAACTTCCTTACCCACTCTATTCAATAATGTATCTACCTTAGTCGCATGCATATTCCACGAAGTAGGCATCTTAGTAGCTGGGAAAACCCAATCGTTTTCTCTTAATAACCAACGTTCACGCAAAATACTGTGTAGATGATCACCAATAGGAAAAGTATGATCTGAACCATTTTTGGTATCTCTAAAAGTTAAGGTACCATTTTTAATATCTACATCAGCCCACTTTAGACAACATGCCTCCTGTTTACGGCATCCCGTATACATGCACATCAATACGATATCCCGATGCGTGTTTGACCTAGCAGTATTTTCCAGATTTAACTCATCTTCATAATGAAGCACCGCATTGTAATATTTGTGAATGATGTCTTTATGGAGATGTCTATCCCTACTTGCTATTTTATTCCAACCTCTTGTTACGGAAATAATGTCAACTGGATTACTTTTAAGGATCGGGTTCTCATCTGTTGAATAAAGAACATGAATATACTTCCATAAGGTACCTAAAAGAGATACAGCACCATTTGCTGACGACTCACTTACTTCTGATACCTCAATAAATCGATCCAATACTTCTTGCTTAGATATCTGGAAAAGCTTTTTATTGCCCCACCCCAAATATAAATCAAAGTACTTACGGTACTGCCTAATTGTTTTTGGCCTAAAGTCATTTCTATCAATATAAATTTGAAGGGCTTCATTCACTGTAATATCTAAAGGATTAGCAACATTCTTTAATTTGATAGGCTTTTCATATTCATTGTTTGAAATTTTCGCCAGAATCATCTGAGCTTTTGCTCGAGCATTTGTTGCAGGAATATCGGTAGTTTTGCCAATTGTCACTCGATAGAGTTCACCTTCATGCCTCCTTTCAACAATATAGGTTTTACTTTTATTAGTTACCCGAACTGCAAAACCGATTAGTTCTGCATCTCTATATATTTTTTGACCTTTTTCAGTTAATGGAATAGCATCAACAGTAGATTTGTTGAGTTTCAT